GTGATGGGCAAGTCTGGTTCGTCTTACGCTGCCTTTATGAGTGGCGAATGAGACTCCCAATCGCCTCCCCGCTGGTTAGCCGCGACGGTGCAGCCAACAAGGACGCACGCCTGACGAACATGCTCAAGGAGTCTGACGGAGGCCGCGAGCTTGCGGTGACTCGGCCAGGCTTAACGCTTGTTGCTGAAGGGGCTGGCGCCGGCGGCGGTCTGGTTGCGTTCAATGACACACTGATAGGTGTTTTCGGGTCGACGTTATACAAAATAAATCCGTTTGAAGTGATTGACGGGAATATGCCTTCCGCACAATTCTGGACACGTCCTGCATGGAATGGCTCAGTGTATTGCAGTGTAGCTTCAGCATCCTCGTATGCTGCAATATCAAGCGATGGTTTGTCATGGACTAGAACAAACCTACCGGCGCTCCGTGGATGGATAGATGTCGCATGGAACGGTGTCAAGTTTTGCGCTGTGGCTTCGACCGTTTCAAATAACAACTGTGCTAATTCTGCTGATGGCATAACGTGGGTAGACAGAACATTGCCGACAAGTCAATTATGGACATCAATAATAGCCAACCCTAATAGTGGTGTGCTGATAGCAACGTCATACCAGTCTACTTCAGCCGCAGTATCGTCTGATGATGGTGATACATGGTCAAGCATAACCATACCGACAGCCGGGACATGGAGTGTATGTTCAATTGACGATACTTTCTTGTTGGCCCCGCAGCAGTTCGTATCATCTGGATTTGTTCAAATATCCTATGACAATGGAGCCAACTGGACGCCATTTGCGATAACAGGGCTTGACTCGAATTGCAGTTATTCGTTTAGTCTATTTGGGGATATTCTGTTTCTGCTTCCAAGTGGATATTTTACGCAATCGCAAACATCGACGGCATTCATGTCAAGTGACTTTGGAGAAACTTGGACAACAATAAGCATACCTAACTGTGAGCGTGTGCAGATAGGCTCAGGAAACGGATTTAGATTTGTGGCTACTGCTTCATCGTATTTACAAGATATCCCACCATACGCTTTCGCAATTACAACAAAAGATGGTACTACTTGGGATACGTTAGATTTACCTAGCTCATACTATTACAGTGGAGCATCGTCAAACGGGTCTGATTTTGTTCTGATGGGGTACACGACTAATGATGTATCAGTTATAAAAAGCGAAAAAGAAAACATTGGAACGGTAACTGATGGCCGCTTCGACTTTGCACAAAGCCCGATATGAGCCAACTATTCCTTAAGACCAAGACAGCCGGCTACTACATGGTTCAGAACGCGAACCAGTTGTTGTATTCGCAACTATTCAGTAACGCGGCATGGGTCAAGACGGACTGCACGCTGACCGCAGGGCAGACCGATCCGAACGCCGGCACAGAAGCCTTCACCATGACGGCAGACGCGGCAGATGCGACCCTGCTGCAAACGCTCACGCTCGACGGCACGCTCAACCGCGACTTTTCGCTCTACATCAAGCGCAAAACGGGCGTAGGCAATATCTACATCGCCGTGGATAGCGGAACCTATGTGCTGAAGGCCATCACTGGTGCATGGGTGCGGTACGACACATATCTGACCGCCTCCGGAACAGTACAGGCGGGAATCAAGATTGCCACATCTGGCGATGAGGTCTATATCGCATGGGGCCAGTTCGAGGATGGGACTGTACCGACTACCTACGCCACCAATACGGCGAACCGCTACACGCTGACGCAGATTACTGACGTTGATTACCCTGGGAACACGACTCGCGGCTGTGCGTTCCTTGATGGGCGATTCTTTGTAATGACGCCGAGCGGGGATATTTACCAATCGGCGCTAGAAGACGCTTCTTCGTGGGGCGCGCTGGACTTCATAGGCTCACAGATTGAGCCTGACAGCGGGGTATATCTGGCGAAGTTTCAGAATTACATCACGGCGTTCAAGGGGTGGTCGACTGAGTTCTTTTACGATGCCGCAAACGCAACGGGGTCGATTCTGTCTCCTGTTCAGAATGCCGCGTTCAAAGTCGGGTGTGCATCTGAGGATTCCGTGCAGGAAATGGCCGGAACGATCGTATGGATGGGGCAGACGCGGGACGGTTTCGGGCGGTCGATATTCCGGCTGAACGGTACGGCTCCGGACAAGATCAGCACCGACTCTATCGACAAGATTCTGAACGCAGATTCCCTTGCTTCGGTGTATTCGTGGAACGCCAACGTAGGTAGCCACATGCTCTACGGTTTGACCTTGGTCAACTCCGGTGTTTCGCTCTGCTACGACTTCTCGACGCAGCAATGGTCTTTCCTGACCTACCTGAACTCGTCCGGTGTAACGAAAACCATTACAGCCGTAACAGCGGCGGGGGTGGTGACTTCTGCCGCTCACGGCTATTCGGATGGCGACATTGTTCTAGTATCAGGGACGATCTACTTTGACGGCTGGCACGTTGCAACCAGCGTAACGACAAACACATTCACCATTCAGGCCACGGGTACAGCTTTCAGCGGTTCCGGCTCTAGCGTCAAATACTCGGAATCGTGGTTCCCGATTCTCGCCTCGACTCGGGCGAACGGGGTTCAGTACATGCAGCACTACTCCAACGGCGATTTGTTCGTGATGGATCAGACGGCCTATCGTGACGATGTTGGGGCCATTGCTGCCCGAGCCAGAACGCCGAAGTTCGACGGCGGAAGCTCCAAGCCTAAGAGCATGGGAGAGGTTGAACTGGTGGGCGACAAGATTGATTCCTTCGCCATGATTCGCTACACGGATGACGATTTCGCCAGCTTTGCCGGATTCCGGTCGGTCAATCTGTCGGCCAATCGCTCGCGGATTTCGCGCCTGGGGCAGTTCAGCCGGCGCTCATTTGAAACGCTGCATGTAAAGAACGCGCTCCTGCGCCTTGAAGCACTTGAAATAGAGGTGGTCTAAATGGCATACACAGACGAAGAACTTGCACGCGAAAACGTAGGCATGGGGCAGGTGATTACCCGCACGCCGGCTCAGATCGCTGCCTACCGCGCACAGATGCAGGGCGATCAACTGACCGGCAACGCCTTGCAGTCGGCCATGTCTCGCGGCAACCCGTTTGCTGTGCCGACCTTCAACGCGGAAAACCGCTTCGACTCCGCGCTGACAGACTCAGGCAATCGCGTCAATGCGCTGCTGGACAATCCCGATTCGATTAGCCAATCCGCAGCCTACAAGTTCCGGCTTGGGCAGGGCATGGAAGCCTTGCAACGGTCCTTGGGCGCAAAGGGCTTGCTTAACTCGGGCAACCGCCTGACGGCCATGAACGACTACGCACAGGGCGAAGCATCGCAGGAGTACGGCAACCAGTTCAACCGGCTGGCAAGTCTGTACGGTCAAAACGCTCAGGGGTACATCGGAGACAAGAACGCGAATACGGCGCAATTCGCGGCGCAATCCGGAGCCTATAACACCGCGCAACGGAACAACGATGCCGCGCAGCTTGGGTGGGGTGAATTGAGCCTCAACAGCAAGAAACCCGGCATGAATCCGATTTACCGCTCAATCTCGCAGAGTGGCGGTGATCCCTTCAGCCCGAACTATGGGGTTTACTGACATGGCAAACCGGCTCGACTCCATGCTTACCGAAAAGCAACGGCTTGCAATGATGGCCGACATGCCTGAGAACTATATCCAGAACTCGGGAACTGGTGCCGTAACCAGCCTAGACGAATTTGCACCAAACGCGCTCATGCGCCAGATGCAGCCGGCGCTTGATTACAAGTCCGGTCCCGTCGAAATGGGTGGAATGAAAGGCTACCGGCTTGTTGATGATCCTTTCACCGTGTTGATGCAGAACGGGACAAAACTGAGCCTCGGGAATGACATGGAAGCGGGAATGAAGCGCGACACGCAGCGCGCACAGATGGAGGCTGCTAGGCTTGGAAATCTTGATAAAAGCGTCGAAATACAGACAAAGCAATTAAACCTAAATGACCTTCGCGGCGCTGATTCTGCTGCGCCGACCGCTATGCAAACGGCGCAGGCAATGGGCGTTCCTGCTGCCCCACAAACGGCGTTCAATGGAATGTCCCGCAAGGGCCGTGAGGACTTGCAGAAGCGCGAGATATTGCAGGCAGAAAAGCGCCTTGCTGAACAAGAGGCCGATGCGCGTGGCCTTGGTTCGATTGCCAGCGATGCGGCGCGATTCAAGACGCTGAACGAACGGACTGATACCGGCCCGGTGATTGGCTCCGATCTGGTGGCGTGGTTGCGCGGGTTGGGTAATGACGATGTGCAGGAAATGAAGGGCATCCAAGCCCGATTGACGCCGAAGATGCGCGAGCCTGGCAGCGGCGCGACTTCCGACTTCGATGCAAAGATGTTTCAATCTGCGCTGTTTGGCTTGAACAAGAACAAGGGCGCGAACGAGGCGATTGCGAACGCAATGATTCTCAAAGCCAAAGCCGAAAAAGACCGTGTAGCTTTCAATTCTGCCTATTTACAAGCAAACAACACGCTGCGCGGCGCAGATGCCGCTTGGTCAAAGTACGCAACGGACAATCCTATTTTTGACCCAACAAGCGAAGGCGTTCCGAAGATCAACCCAAACCGGCAGGATTGGGGTTCTTACTTCTCTGGGCAGCAACAAACTCCACAGGGCGGCGCGCCTGCCTCATCTGGCACGGTGAGAATCAATAGCGATGCTGAGTATGCCGCATTGCCTTCTGGCGCTACGTTTGTCGGTCCTGACGGAAAGACGCGGAGGAAGCCGTAATGGGATGGAAAGATGCTCCCGAAGTAAGCAGTGGGTCATGGCAGTCTGCTCCATTGGTCGGCGCTCCAGAGCAATCCATAGGCCGCACGCTTGGCCTTACCGCTCGCGCCGGAATAGAGGGCGTAGGTGACACGCTTGATACGCTTGCCTACCCTATCAGGTACGGCATCAACACGATATTCAACCCACCAAAGACGTGGGAAGAGGCTCTTGTCGGCAGCGCAAATGATCCGATAAAAGGCCATACTGGAACTGCTATTGCTGACCTTATTGGGTTGCCTTCACCAGTTGGAACCGCTGAAAACCTTGGCTCTACTGGCGCAAGGACGATGGCCGGAGTTGCAACTTTTGGCGGCGGCGCTAAATCCATCAGCAACTTAATTGATGGAAATTTAGCGAATGCTGCAAAGTCTATATTCAACTTCAAGCCAACGGCTCCGACAGTTTCTAATAGTGTTGCGCCAGAACTAACGGCAACGCTTGATTCAATGGCCGCAGCGCCTGCACAGCAACTCGCTGGCGGCGCTGCTGGTGGCATGGCAGGCGAATACACCAAAGAGCATGGCGGCGGTCCTGTGGCGCAGTTCTTGGCGTCTCTGGCTGGCGGCTTTACCGGAGCGGCTGGCGCTGCTTCTGTAGAGCGCGGTGCTAATCTGGCAAAGTCCATATTCTCCAACGCCACAAGGCCGGCAACCGATGAAACTGCGTTACGCATCAGCCTTGAGGGAATCCTTGGGAAGCAGGGCATGTCTTTAAGTGATTTGCCGCACCAAGTCCGCTCGCAGCTTATGGATGAAATGCGGCAGGCTCAAAAGGTTGGTGGCTCTGTAGACCCTGCTGTTATTGGGCGCCTTGCCGATTATGCTGCGGTTGGTGCGACGCCTACACGCGGCACGGTTACGCTTGATCCAGTCCTGATTACCAGAGAACAAAACACGGCCAAACTCGGGGCAAATAGCGGCGACAATAACCTCGGCGAACTTGCTAGGTTAAAAAACAAGAACAATGACATTTTGATCGAAGGGCTGAATAAGATGGGCGCTAATGGCGCCTATGCTAACGATCCCTATGCGGCTGGAACAGCAGCTAGGGGGGCGGTTGAAGCGAGGGACGCAAGAGCTAAGGCAGTGGAAAACCTGCTTTATGGTCGCGCTAAAGATTCTTCCGGAAGGTCTTTGGATCTTGACCGCGAAGCGTTCATCCTTGACGCATACAAGAGGCTTGCTGAAAACAATAAAGGCGCTTTTCTGCCGTCAGACATTCAAGCATTGTTAGAGCAAATCCGCGCAGGCCAGATAAACATGGGCGGCGCAAGCCATCCTGTTCCGTTCAATGTCGATGTAATTGACAACCTAAAAACAGTTTTGGGGGCGGCTAGTCGTGGATCAGAAAACGGGAACGCAAGAGCCGCAATAGGGCATGTAAGAGATGCACTTGAAAATACTCCGCTAAAGGCTGTTGGTCGAACAGTTGGCGGCGATCAAGCGGTAGACCCCGCGATGATGGCCGGCGCACAAGCCAAAGCAAACACCATAAGCAAAGAGGCTATGGACGCTTTTGATAGGGCGCGCAGGTTTGCGCGTAGTCGTCGCCAGTGGCAAGAGAGCGCGCCTGGAATAGAGGGCGCGCTTGATGGTTACACGCCAGAGAACTTTGTCAAAGATTTCGTGCTATCAAAGAGCAATCGCGCCGGATTTGATGATGCCGCCACGCTGCTAAAGACGGTCGGGAAAGACCCTGGAGCAAAGGAAGCAGTAAGGCAGGCTGTGCTTGGTCATCTAAAGCAAAAGGCCATCAAGGGAGAAGACGATGTTGGTATTTTCGGGAAAGGCTTTGCCGACGAACTCAGGAACATTGGCGACCGAAAACTAGGGATGCTGTTTTCTCCGGAGGAACTGGCGCAGCTAAAAGCAATCGCTAGAGTTAGCCGATATGACGTTGTTCAGCCGCGTGGATCTGCTCCCAATAACTCAAATACCGTTGGCGCTATCGGTGGGCTTCTTGAAAAAATAGGCAACAATCCTGTAGTCAGCCACATTCCATACGTCAAAGGCGTGGCGCCGTACATCAATGCCAGAATTCAATCGACGCGAGCTTTGTCTCCTTTGGGGGCCGCATTGGTTGAACAGGCTAAAACACCTGTCGAGTCTCTGCCGCCTTCCGCTCTCGCCGCGCTTTTGTTGCAGCGGTAATCTTTTCGCTAACCCAGAACCACAAAGCAATCCCGCAGGACGTTCCTAGCAGTATTGGAATGTTGCCGAAGTCGTAATCCATCAACCAAGCATAGCACAAGCCCCGCAAGGGGCTTTTTTATTGGGGTCACATGCCAAACCTAGCGCCGCCGCCGCCGAGCAATGAGCCGATCCAAGACCGTTGGCTTTATCTGCTGTGGAAGCAGGTTACGACCATTGTTCCCGTTCCCGCTACCGCCTCGTCGCCTGGCACCGTTGGCGACATTGCTTTCGACTCGTCGCACCTCTACATCTGCATCGCAACCGATACCTGGATGCGAGTAGGTATCGCAACTTTCTAAGGAGTAACCATCATGGCCGATGCAGTAAAAGTAACCATCACCGATTCCGCGCAGAACATCACGGCGCACATGACCTGCATTAGCGACGGTACGGGCGAGACTGCCGTGCAGAAGATCGCTCGGGCCTCCTACGTTATCGAAGGCCGCACGATTCAGAAATTCGGCCTTGTGTCGGTGCGCTGGTCGGTGCAGGGCTTTTCCTCGGTTCGCCTACTGTTTGATCACGCAACGGACGATGTGTGCATGGTGATGTCCGGCAACGGTTACGACGAATTCGCGGACGGCTACGTCGACCCGAACACTTCCGGCGATGCGGTAACGGGAACCATTGGCGATGTGCTGCTGACTTCTGTTGGCGCGACTTCCGGCGCTACCTACGACATCACTGCGGTTTATCGGAAGATCGGATAATGGACCGCAAGCGGAGACTGATGGAGAACAACAACGGCTGGCCGTTGCGTAGCCAGCTATTCGACGGCGCACCCTTCCGCTTGCCCCTGACCCATACGGCAGTTCCCGCAAGCGCCGCATCCGGCACCACAGCCACCTTCACCCGCGCCACCACAAAGACGTGGCAGAACAATGATGGCTATCTAGTCACAGGGCTTGCCGGGGAGATTGGCTTTCCGGGGGCGCGGAGGGTTGATAACCTGATCCGGCTTGGCGCTGCCCAATCCTCTACGCTTGCTGTTGCTGCCAACGTAACGATGACGCTACCCGCTGGCGCGTACCAGTTCAGCATGGGGGCTGGGACGGGAACCGCTACATTCTCTGGCACTGGCGGCGCAACAGGAACGCTCGCGGCTTCTGCTTCGGCGCGAACGTTTGTCGCCAAGACAATCTCAGCAGGAACGCTGATAGTCACGGCATCAGTTGCCACGCTGGTGGATATTCAAGTAGTTTCGATGGTCGCCGAAACCGACCAGACTACAGAGCGTGAGTATGTCAGCATAGGCGTTGAGTCTGCACCCTACTACCACGGCTCATTCGTAGATGGCGTCAAATGCTTCCCGACTGATATTAGTGGGAATCCAATACCTAGCACCACGCTACTCGGCTATCTGGCAGAGGGGGCGAGGACGAATCTGTGCTTGCAGAGCAATGCGTTTACTACGACTTGGGCGACGTTTGGTACACCTGCCGCAACTCAGAACGTAGTTGGGCCGGACGGTGCTACGTCTGCATGGACGCTTACAGACAACGACGCGGGGGCGTATGAGGGGGTATTTCAAACAGATATAACGCTCACCGCAGCAACGTACACTCTTTCCTTCTTCGTTAAGAAAACGGTTGGTGCGCAGTCTTCATACCCGGTAATTTTGACTTATTTGAAAGTTGGGACAACATCTTTGGCCGGGGTGACGGTAGACACCTCAAATGGTGTTGCAACCGCATGGACAGCATATACCGGATTTACTGGAGTTAATGGATCAGCGACTTGTGTAAGCTATAACGCCACATATTGGAGGGTTGCACTAACCTTTACTGGGACTGCCGCTGCGTGGCGGGTTGACATCGGGCCTGCCGGTACAACCAACCCAACGCAATCCACAGGCGCTGTTGACGCTACCGCCCAAGGCTCCGCAGTCTTCTACGGCGCACAACTCGAACTCGGCTCCTTCGCCAGCAGCTGCATCGCCACGACCACGATAGCGGTGGCTAGGAACGCTGATGTGCTGACGTATTCGAGTAGCGGGAATATCGACGTCACTAAGGGATGGGCGTATGCGGAGGTTACTTACCCCAACGGTGCGGGGCTACAAAAAGGAGTGATAAACACTTCAAACGGCGCGCCCCTGTACATATCGTCAACAAATAAAGTTTCTTTGTATGACGGAACGTCTGAGAGATTTGGAACTTCATTCTCAGTATCTGCTAATACTCAAAAAATAGCTTCAACTTGGGGTGGCGCTGCATCTTCCACAGCTAACGCTGGAGTGGTAACTGCAACAAGCGGATTTGACGGGGATCTTTCCTTGGTTGGCTCGCTTGAGATTGGCAGCAACACAGGTGGCAGTAATAGTGCTTTTGGAATTATTAGAGGTATTCGCATTGGGCAGCGACTTCTGTCCACATCTGAAGAAGGAGCGATAACAGCATGACATTCCACATCATCATCCAAACCGAGCGGCGCACAGAACCGGAGCGCGTGGCTCTCCCCATCGGCACGTCGATTCCTACCGGCAACATGGTTGATGGGTTCCCTGAGTACGTCGCAGGCCCGGTGCAACTGCACACCATCACCGATGCGAACCTGAACCGGATAGTCGGCGAGGAATCGCTGCCGCCCGACTTCTCAGACCCGCAGTTTGTCATGGTTGCAGAGTGGGATGGGCAATCGCCCTACGTCATCCAGCACAAAGGCGACTATTCAGCGAGGACGATGGAATACGCCGGATGGCCGGATCTAACCAAGGAGCAATTCGATGCGATACCTGCTGATCTGCCTTTGTAGCCTGGTCGCCGGCTGCGGCGATACCTTCACAACTCCGGTCAACCGGGAATACACGAAAGAGTCCGCGCTTATCGTGTGGAAGGAAGTCGATACCGAGGCGCAGCTAAACGCCGCGTGCCATCGGTCGGGCGAGGACCGGAAGATTCTTGCCTGTGCCGAGATGGGATCGGTATGCACGATCTACACATACCGCAATCCTCCGCTTGAAACGCTTGGGCATGAAACGCTGCACTGCTTCACTGGTCGGTGGCACGGCTAGATTTTCAACGCATCCACGCTCAAAGAAGCGGGAAAGGAATAAGCATGTCTCCAGAGGTCCAAATGTTCATAAACGCAACGCTCGGCGTTATCGCGTTCCTTGGTGGCGCGGTGATGAAGTCAGTATGGGATGCGCTGAAAAAGCAGCAAGAGGAAACAAGCGCACTGGTGGCGAAGGTGCAGAACATCGAAGTATTGGTGGCCGGGAGCTACGTCAAAACAGACCACTTCGAGCAAGTGGTAACGGCGATATTTGCCAAGCTGGATAAGATTTACGAAAAGCTAGACACGAAGACCGACAAGATTGATTGTGATAGGGCGCATGGGACATGAGCGAAACCCTACGCCAGAAACAAAGCCGGTTTGCCGGCATGGTGGCGCGACTGATCGACAAGGCGCGGGAGATGGGCTACGAGGTAACGCTAGGCGATGCCTACCGAGATCCGCGAGTATTTGGCGAACTCAAGACATTCAAGGGCTACGGCAACGCTTCATCGTGCCACAAGCTGCGGCTTGCCATCGACTTGAACCTATTTCGCAATGGCACGTTCCTTCCCGACTCGAAAGACCATGAACCGCTTGGCGCTTGGTGGGAGTCTCAGGGCGGGACATGGGGCGGCAGGTTCCAAGATGGGAACCACTACAGCCTAGAGCATGAGGGGGTGAAATGAACGACTTTCTGGAAAAGATCGCGCCGACCATTGCGACGGCCTTGCTTGGGCCTCTAGGTGGCGTTGCTGTTGCCGGCCTGACGAAGATACTCGGCATAGACGGCGGGACCGTGCAGGACGTAACCAAGGCCATCAGCGACGGCAGGATCACGCCGGAACAGATAGCCGAAATCAAGAAGATGGAAATGCAGTACCAGGCCGACGAGAAAGAGCGCGGATTCCGTTATGCTGAACTTGCTTTCAAAGAGAAAGAGGTGGACGCAAATGACCGTGATTCAGCTAGAAAGCGCGAGGGCGTACTACAGGACAAAACGACACGGAACCTTGCCTACCTTATCATTGCCGCATTCGTCGGAATGGTTGGCGCTACCCTGGGCGGCTGGACTCATGTGGACAGCGTGCTGGCAGGCACTCTTATTGGCTACCTATCCGCAAAGGCCGAACAAGTCGTAAGCTACTACTTCGGCTCATCGTCTGGATCGGCTCAGAAGTCTGCCGACATTGCCAAACTTGCCGGGAAGTAATACGCAAAAATTGCACAACCTTTCCACATAATCTACGCACAGGCCGGATTCGATCAGTTTGATGACGTTCATCAATTTTCCCCTTGCTCAACCTGCAAATCCGGCTCCAGATGCGCAAGCCGTTCAATCGCATCGGCGGCGCGCTCCATCAGCATCGCGGCCTTGGTGTGGTCGAACCAGCTACGCACGTTCGGCGCGGTTGATCGTAGATCGCCGGCTAGTTGCAGCAGGCTTTCGGTTCCTTGTGGCTCGCTCATATCAATACCCGACTAAATCGCTCACGTTGATGGTTTTGCTTTTTCGTTTAGTAAAAAGAGTGTTGATTGGTTGTGCAAATTACGTTCTTGACGTAAAACATTCCGTCAATTAGGTGGCCGAATTTACGTTAGCGGTCACGGTATTCCGCCGCCATGCGCGCAATTTCAACACCCTTCGCCATCGAGCTTGATACCACCAGCCCAAGCACCGAAGTCAGTAGCATCGCAGCGCGTTGGCTCCGGTCGCGTTCCTCCGGTGTTTTCCGCGCTTCGCGTTCGGCTTGTTCAACCCTTCGCGCAGCCAACGCATCAGCCCGCTTGCGTTCTTGCTCCTGCCTTTTGGCTATTCCTTCGGCTTGCCGCTGCTCAAAGGTTCCGCGCTGTTTAGCTTGTCCCATACTGTTCTCCGTTGCTGGCCAGACCGCTAACCCGCCGCTCGACCTCGCTCCCTTCGGTCGCTGGACCTGCCGCAAAAGGCGCGGCAGGCCGGTCAGCTAGCACGTTCGGCGTCATCCGTGCCAATTCTTCGCGCACTATCTGCCGCACCATGTCAGCTGTCAGTGGTGGCGCTTGGTATGTCTGCGGCGCGCTTGGCCCTCGCGTGCATTCGTTGTGGTATGCCAGCCCTCCGGCGTAAATCGCCGGGCCTATCACTGGCCGCCCGCAGTAGCCGCAATGTGGTGTTGTCATTCCGTGCATTTCAGTTCCTCTCAAAAGTCGGCGCTGGTAAGACGCCGAACCCATCATTCCAGCGGACTCCGCGCAAGAAACGCGCGGAGCCGCTGAATTCAGACGTTGGCCGCCTTGTTCGCATCCAGCCATTCGCCCATCATCCGGCCAGTGTCTGCCCACCCATCGGCGTGCCGGTCAATGAGGTGAAACGCAATTGCGCCATCAACACCTTTCCAGTCCTGCGGTAGCGTCTCGGTGTTTTGCGCGCCGCGTAGTTTTCGCACTTCTTCGGCCAGTAGCATGCACACCACGCGCCAGCCCTGCGAGCCTTCGTGGAAGGTGCAGCCCCTGGCCCATTCGTCCGCGAACTCCAAGCACTCGTCAATCGTCATCTTTATCTTCATCTCCGCATCCTTTCTTCGTGGGTGGCAGCCGGCCAACCCATCCATCGAGAGGGACGCCGCGCAATAAGCCGCGCGTCGCCCCTCATGTCAAACGTTGGGGGTTTCAGATCGCGGCATCCTGTCCGGCTCTGGTGCAGCATTCCACAGCGTCCGCCGTGGGTCTCCAACCGGATGGGGCTGCTGGTCGCCATCGCTGTAAACAAATCTCGTTGCCGGCTCCCTAAGCCCTGCGATGCTTGGCAGTTCCATCCAGTGCGTCACGTCTTCGAGCTGCAGTCGCGGAATGATGTTGCTAACCGACTCTCCTTGCCAGTCGGTTGCTCCCGGCTTGTACGCACCCGGCCCCATGACCCAGAGCATCAAGATTCGTATTCCGTGCCGCTTTGTCACGCACAAAACTCGCACCTTTTCTGGTGGCATTTTGTCTTCGCATGAAGTCCAGATCATCAATCGGCACCCCCAACCCGGCGCTCAACCTCGCTCCCTTCGGTCGCTGGACTCACGGGCGATAAACCCGCCCGTGAGCCGGTTAGCTCCACGTTAGAGCGCAAGACCCATTCGCCGCACCATGAGCACTCACTGGTTGCCGGCTGCGACCACCACAGAATTGACTGGCTTGCATAGTCATCTTCGGTGTATCCGTTGTCTCGCGCATATTCGACTTGTAGAACATCAAGCACTGGCGGGTGCCGCCTGCAATTTCCCCATTCGTCATTCACTTCCTGCCAAAATTTGCAGCTTGCGCAGGTTTCTTCCATGCTTTCTCTCCGTATCGAAAAGCGCTCTAACCCGGCGCTCAAGCGGGACCGTCCGCAAGCGGCCGGCCCCTTAGCTCTGCGTTCGGCGTCATCAGTCTCCGCAGTCTGTCGTCGGCAAACTCGCCGGTATAGTCGTCCTTGAATGACACAAGAACCTCAAGCGCCGTTTGCAACACCAACTCCAGACGGACTATTTCCGCCAGCGCGTTACCGCAGTGCATTTCCATCTCGCGCTTGTCCATCGCAATTTCCGTAGCGTCGCGCAAATGTTCCTTGATCGTTTTCACTTCGGTTCCTCTCAAAAGTCGGCGCTGGTAAGACGCCGAACCCATCAATCAACAAGGACTCCGCGCAATAAAGCCTGCGCGTAGCCTGTTATTTCAAACGTTGGGGGTCTTCTCCCGTGATCGCCTTGCTTGCTGTGCCAGGCTCCTGTTCCTGTGCTCGCGCCTGCGCTTCATCGCTACCGCCTGCGGGTATTTGCAGCCGTGCCCTTCGGCGCACCAGATCATCGTGCAGTCGTAGTAGCTTTGCACCACGAGGTTCTTTGCCGGGCGCTTCTTGCCGCAGCAGTGTGCGTAAATCATCTTCTCCGGTGGCCAGCCCATTTGTATCGGCTCCCCGCTGTGCGTGTCCGTCCATCCTGTCGCTGGCTGCTTGCTCGTCATGTAAATGTGCATTCGACCCCCAACCCGTCAGTCGAGAGGGAGCTTCGCCAAAAGCGGCTCAGCCCCCTCACTTTTTGCGTTATGCGTCTTGAGCATGGCTCCGTCAATCGTCGCGTCACAGTTGCCGGACACGGCGCAGTCTTTGGGCCACGCAAATACCAGCGCGCATTCGCCGCTGTCTTGCCAGTCGAAGTCGGCAGCCATCAGCCGCTCACGTAGCCAGCGGTAGCGTTCGGCGTCATTTGCTGCTGCGTCAAGCCTCGGGTGCGCTTCAAGTGTGCCGGCGTCAGGATCGATGATCTCGTTTGCCGGGTCACAAATGACCGCCATACCCCATATCACGCGCGAGATTGACCCTTGGTTGAGCAGCCGGCGCAGGCCGTCAAGCAGCTTTGCGTACTGGTCGGTGTCGCGTTCATCGAGCCATTCGATAGCCTCCTCATCCTCTGACAGTTCGTCGGGCATCTGCCCGCGCTCGATCGCGTCAAGGTAGTTGGCCAGTTTCATGGCCATGGCTAGGTCGGCTTCTGATGCTTTTGCCATCTTCATTCGTTGGTCCCTTTCCAAGAATCACCGGCCGCATAACCCGTCGCTCAAGCGGGACGCTCGCTATGCTCGCGCCCCTTAGCTTGGTCGTTAGGTTTCATGACCCGCAGCGGCTCTGTCCTCAATGTCTCAATGGCGCGCTCAAGCGCAGAAATTGCTCTCTCTCGATTCGTAATGCATTCCTGCTCGTCATAGGTAATATTTTCAGTTTCGATGAAGCAATCGATTAAATCCTCAAGATGTATGCCTACTTGAACCATTTCCCATTCGCCATCAACGATGTTCCAATCAGGAACCACAAAATCAAGACCACGTTCTGAATCGCAAATCCACGGGAATTCTTCAGAGAAATCCCATTTTGAAAAATCGCTCGGCCCTTCGTAGCCTTCAACTTCTCTTCCCGACCACATCGCAATCCACGGTTTGTCCATGTTTTCTCCAAAAAATGAAACCTAACCCGTCGCTCAACCCCGTTCGCTTTGCTCACTGGACTCGGTCAAGCTGCGCTTGCCCTCGCCGGTTACTTGGGCGTTGGGCCTCTTATTGGCGGCAACGAGGCGCGCACGATATTGCTCTGGAGATTCTCCAGGACGAGGGCCGTTCGTTGAGCGGATCGCCGAGTTCCATTGTGAAATTCGCATGTTCACAAAGTCGCGCATCGCCTCGTCTTTCGCGGCACTGTAAATCTCCTGCTCATCTACCTTTCCGCGAAGCATCGTTACTTCGTCGGTCAGCCGCTTCAGCCTGTGTGCAATTCGCATCCGTGGTGTCATGTTTGTCCTCTACTCGCGTGGCCCAACAGGGCCATCGACACGGACGCCCGGCGATGAGGCCGCCATGCGCCGGTCATGTTCAACGTTAGCCTTCGCATGTTCTTCCGCCGCTACCTGCGCGCTATCAAAGTCGCTGAAGTAACCGAGCCGGTCATCCTTGTGCCATAGCCCGTACAGCGTGCATAGCGCGCCCTCGTCGGCGGCGAATTTACCTACGCGATACTCGCCGGATTGCATGCCGTTCGTGCCTACGCGGTTCCAGTTCATGCCGCCACCCCATGCCGCCAGTCCCTCAACTCAGGCCGTCCGCGCTGTTGCGAAATCTCGCCGCTGCGGACCGTGATGGACTTGCCGCAGGCTTTGCACTTGTAGCGCGAACCATGTCCAAGAATCTTCGACTTGACGGCAGCGAGGCGCTGAAGCTGGCCGGCGCAATGTGGGCATGTTTTCATGCGACCTCCCGTTGTTCGCGCTGGATCTTCGTTACATCACGCGCCATCGCTTCAGCGTGCGCCGTAACCCTCTCGCCATCGGCAATCCTTGAAATGATTTCGTAAGCCCATGCGTGGCTTTCAGGTTTAGGCATGACCTTCAACCAGCGCATGTAGGCAAGGTCCGCTGCGGTCTTTTCTTTCCGCGACATGTCCGATTTGTGGATTCCGTGGCTTTCGAGCCACTTACGCGCATCGGCTGTTTTTGCTGCCTCGAGTTCCGCAATCATCCTGGCGCGCTGCTGGCGATCGTCGTCGGCATATCCGGAGTTTGCGTAACCTCCGCGCCGACTACCCCACCCGCAAGCGCAACCCCTAGCGGTTGCTTCGATCTTGGTCCCGCACTCGGGACAAGGAACACGGCTCATGCTGTCAATTCCCCTTGGTACTGCGCGAAGTTGGTACGGTTAAACAGGGTCTTTGGGCGTAAGAAACTCTCCATTTTTTCGTCCGCACGCCACTCGCGGCACTTTTTGGCAATGACCTGCCGGCACTCATCGACCGTCGCCCCCTCCTTCAGGCGTGCAGCAATCATCTCGATGTTGGCTTTAACGGGTCGGTAGTTGCGCCCCGTCTTTTCGTTCAGGAATGTCAAAACCTCACCGCAAGCCGTGGAAAGTTTTTTCTTTTCAGGCTGGTCGGGGTCGGGCTTGCCCGACAGTGTTGTTGACTCTATGGGTAACGGGTTACGGGTTACGGGTAGCAAAGCGTCCGTGTTGCGTTCGCTTTGCGTCTGCAATGCGTCTGCAATGCGTCCGCTATTTGATGCGTTTGCTTTTGCTCTGCGGACAGCATGCGAAGCCGCTGCATTCACCCTTGCCTTGTCGGACTTTTCATACATCTTTTCAAGCTCTTGGTCGCACCTGTGATGCTTCCATTCGCCGCTTTCGTCCTGAAAAAAGAACTCACTAAGCACTTGTTCGACTGGCTCAACATCAAGGCGAATTCGGCGTGCAATTGCAGAAACTTCATCCGGAAGATGGCCTTCGGTGCTGTAGTACAAGTCCAAAAGCCGGCGATAAGCCAAATCCTCCATCGGCGTCAAATGCACCGTGGCGGTTGTGTAGTCGCCTATGTGGAATTGGTAGTGCTGCATCAGACCAACCCCAACTGCTTCGGCTCGGGCTTCTTCATCACCGCCACCGCTGCCGCCGTGCGCTCGGCCTGGACCTTCTTAATCGCGGCCATGTGCTTTACGCGGTCCCACAGCGCCATGTGATAGGGGTAGCTCATGGTTTTGCCTTTAGTTCTCCGCCGGTCATAAGCTCGATCATGCGCTGTGCCTTATTTGGAATGCGCTTTGCCTTGATCCACAACGAAATTGCGGCAGGAGTGTAGCCAAACACCCGCGCCACCTCTGCGGCCGTGCCGTATTTTTTCAGGAGTTGATTTGTAGTCATGGCCGCATCCTATGCCACAAAGTGGCTAGAGTCAATATTCTTACTATAAGACTTAATGCTTAACTTCGCATCAATGCATCATCAACTCTGATAGTAAAAAACTTGACACGGAAGAACAATCGCGGATAATGGCTACATCGGCACAGCAAACAACGGGAGATAGATATGTGGTTCGACCAAGAAACAGACAGCGCAGGTTACGCCGACATG